CTTACCGATATAGGCTAACTTTGGCTTACCATGGATAATTTCATGTTCTGCATACTTGCTTTTACTGGTTTTAGTCAGTGAATTAAACGAGTGAACTTTATTAGTCGAAGCTTCAAAAACAATACTACCTAATGAACCGATATTACTCTGCTTATTTTGGCGGGGAACTATTTGATCCTTCAATCTATCAATTAAATTTTGTGTCATATCAATCCTCAATTGGTGTGCTAGTCGGGCTACCCAGATTACCAGTGTGCATATGTTGTTTTAGACTGATTCCGCTAGCCGATACATCACTGTCAGATTTGATTATATCAGTTGCGCTAATGCTGCCATCTACAGCAACCTTGCCAGTTATTTTAACGTTGCTTTCTATAATAAAATCAGGCGCTTTTAAATTTATCTGCTTTACGACTTCAATATCTAAAAACCCAGTCTTACGATTGTAACACCAAAAACTACCATCCTTAAATTTCGTACCACGAATGTCCGCATCACTCCATGGTGGTGTATCAGCTTCGCTGTACGTGCTACCAAGTATAATACCCTCAGACATCCCTATTGGCAAAAATAAGCACTCGACCATTTCATCAATATCCGGAAGCCAGTAGTCTTTATCATCTTGCGTTTTGTTCATTAGCAATCGCAAATCACCAGACACCTTATTATCCAAATCTTCAAACACTACTTTTGCAGTGCAATTAGCTGGATTAATTGAGCTAACTTTACCTGTTCGGATTAATTGACTTATTAGATTATCATTCATTTTTTATTCTCACAATACCCGATGGGCTTTGATACTCGTTGTGTAACTGCTGCTGCGATTAACTTTGTGCGTACTTTCATCGACGGCGAATAGACCACCAAATTTACCAAAATCTACAATGTTGATATTAATCCCAGCAACCAAGCGTACATCTCCAGACTTACCAAATTCTGCGGTCCATTCGCCCTTATTTTTAGCTCTCAATCGAGACTTAGCCAAACGTTCAGCCTCTTCTAACGAATGAACCCGCTGGCGAATAACCAAAGACTTGCCACCACCTGATGTAGTTGCTTTATCCAGATAAGTATAGCTAGAATAATGTGCAGCTGGTTTTTTACCAGATTTCTTAGTTGATGAACTAACGCCATAAATTTCGTTAGTAATCTGCGTGGCTTTGATATCTGTATGGCGTACGCTAACTTTACTAGTTTTTTTCTTATGTGGATCAAAGTAGCAAACTTTAGCTTCTTTGTAAATATCGTGTGCTTGAGTCCTAAAAGTATACTGCGGCATTAGTTCATATTTACTTATTGCAAAAGCTGCTTTTTGATTTTCTTGCTCGGCTTCGTCAAAGATGACTAAAGTACCATCCTGAATTTTAAGCTTACACCCATTGTCATCACACAATCTGGCTATCAGTTTTAAATCTGATTCATCATGCTGATCAACTTTATCAAGCTGAAAATCATCAACTAAAAACTGCAATTTCAGCTTATTATTAGTTGCAATCTCTTGGCAAATCTTAATAAAGCTTACCTTTTCCCAAGTTTTATTATGCAGCTCACGACGTATTGAAGCATTAAGACTGGATACTGCTTTAATCGTAATTACTTCTGGCATTCCACTAGCTTCAACTTCATCAACCTCAAATTTACCGCATTTTAACTCTTTAGGTTTATCCGTAAAACTATCCCAATAATACAGTACAATACTGCACTCAATGCTATCGCCACGCTCAGGTAGCCAATCGGCTTCAAATAATAAATCACGATCTTCAAGCGTAATCGCTATATCATCAACTTGATCACTGGTTTTGTCGTTATAGGTAAAATCAGTCAAAAACGGCGCTAAATCTTTAGTTACATTTTTACCCTGCACTATTATTTTTACCTCAGCACGACGTGCAAGATTAGCCATTACTTTCTCCAAGGTGGTAAGTTAACATCCGCATATGCCTGATAATCAGGTTCTGGAATATTCAAAGTTACATTAGCATCAAAAAATGCAACATTAGAATACGCCATATTCGCATTGATTAATTGATGCATTAGCAGCTCAGAGCCAAGCTCACGTAATGCAATAATATCCCACGTATCACCTTGTCTGGTCTTTGCTGTTCTCATGATTTAATCCTAATCTTAATAGCTCAACCGGTATTTATTTCGCATAATCTCATCAAAATTACTTTGCCCAGCTTTCATAGCTTGTTGAACTTGTGATTTATCTGCGTTACCCTGTATCACAATTGACGGTGAATAAGTAATATGCTGAGTGTTATTGTTGGTTTTGCTATTGTTATGGGTTTGTTTAACTAGTTGTTGATTTGCATTAGCTAATTTATTACCTAATCCATTGGCATCAGTCTGTGGAATTAGATGCTGCATATTCGCAGTAACAGTTGTATTACCCCCCAACCCTAAAAATGATTTTACTCCATCATAAAGTTTTGAAACAGCCTCAAAACTAGAGCTAACCCAGTCAATTAGTTTTTTAAATTGCGTGATAGTCCACTCAATGCCAATGCTCATACTGCTTACCATCCCATCCCAACATTGCCTCCCGATTTCAGTCTGTGTATAAAACCAGTACATACCACCAGCTAACGCTGCAATTCCCATAACAACTATACCGATAGGGTTGGCTGTCAGTGCTGCATTAAATGACCATTGTGCCGCGGTAGCTTCTGTCAAAGCTACTGGACTAGCACCGATTGCTAAGTTTAACACCCACTGTGCCGCGGTTACTGCAAGCTGAAGAGTTTGCCACGAAGCCATCGCAGCTTTTATTGCAACAACCCCAATTGCCATTGCTGCAATTCCAGCAGTAACCTTAGGATGATCTTGAATAAACTTAGCAACTCCCTCAATATATGGTTGCATCGTTTTCATTAGTGCTTGAAAAGCTGGAATTAAACTTTTACCTAACTCTAAAGAGGTTTCCTGCATCCTGATTTGGAGTGCTTTCATTTGCTCCTGGGTAGTATTCATCATTTTGCCAGCGTCTTTATCAACTTCACCGCCACCGCTTAAAGCTTTATCCCGAATCTCAATATACTTATCATAATTCTGCATTTGTGCATTAATATAACCTTGCGCTTGCATATCAGTAAAGAGAGCGCTTGTTTTAAACTTATCGCCTTTGGTTAAATCCTTAAAATACTTAGTCAAATACCCAAGTAAATCACCGCTCTCTAGACCTTTTTGAATCTGATCTTTCATATTAATGCCCATTTTTGCGGCATTAGTAACAAATTCTTTTGAAGTTATTTTTTGCAAGAAATTTTTCTGGTTGTTAAATGCCTCTTCAGCACTACCCGCACCGATACGCGCAACCTCAGCACCTGCAGCCAAAGCAGCTAAACCTTTTTGTCCGGTTATTCCAAGACTAGCAGCGCCTGCAGTTACAGTTGGTAAATAGGCTGCCATATCTTTAAATTCAACATTTCCTTCTTTAGATGCAATCAATACTGCATCCATAGCTGCAGCACCCTCGCTGGCAGTTATTTTCAAATTGGAATTAACTGCATAAAGCGTCTTAGCTACATCTTCTATGTTACCACCAGTTGCCGTAGCTGTTTTACCCATCGTTCCCAACATATTAATAGCTATTGAGTAATCCATTCCGGCTGCAGTTAGAAAGCCTACACCTTTAGTTAATTCGCCTTGTGTTTGATTGGTTAATTTAGAATGCTCTGCAACTTTTTGATTTAATTCAATCTGTTGTTGCTTAGTTAATCCAACAGTATTTGAAATCAATTGTTGCTGATATTCAGCTTCCGCAGCTTGTTTTATTGGCGCACCAAGTGCATAACCAACCACAGCACCAGATACTGCAGCACCACCCCATGATGATAAAGCTTTAGAATGTTGTATCTGCATCTTACTTTGTAGCGCTAATGCCTTTTGCTGCTGGGCAATCTGCTGGGTAGTTTTACCTAAAACCTGTTGTAAATGTTGCTGAGCCTGTGCTAAGTTATTGCTTAAACTTTTATCATCATGTAATGCTGTCCGCAAGTTAACTAATTCTTGCCGCTGACTAGCTAATTTTTTCTGCAAGTTATCCGCAGAGCTGCGAGCACGATCTGCCGCATTTTCCATTTTTTTAGTAGGTGCCTCAACTAAAGCAATCGCCGCAGCCAGTTTTTTAGCCTGAACTGATGCAGCAACCCATTTAGCTTGAGTTTTTACAACCTCATTCTGCATTTTTTTAAATGATTCGATGCTCTTATTTTGTTTTGAAATATCATGCGATTGTTGCTGCAATTTAGTCAAGCGCCCCGTTGCAGAAGTAAATGCACCGCCAAATGAGTTAGCTAATTTAGCGTTAATTTCAAACGCTACTTGAAATAATTTAGACATTATAGTACCTGTGTTATAGTAATTAGTTATTAAAATAACTTGTTAGAGTAATGATTATGCTTATGTTAATTGTGGTTTTGGTTGTGTTACTACCAATTTTTGCTACAATTATCGGCTATGGCATTGGTTTTATTGTTGTATTTTGCCAAGCTATTTCCATATCACTAAGGCGATTATAAAATACTCACAAATAAACCAAAAGATGCGAGTAATTGGTTGCCCAACTAGTCAACAGCATTGATTACAGCTGCCAACTCATTGGTAATTTCAACCAATTCCTCTAATGGTAAATTTTCCAGATACTCTATGCTAGTATATAATCCACGAGATAAGCGAATAATTAACTGCCTTAACTCATTAGCAGCAATTAAATACGCTCCAAAAAACTCCGCACCTGATTAACCAGATAAAACATTTCACCAAGACCTAAATTTTCAAAAAACTCCAACGGCTTATCTGATACCGATTGAGCAAGCATGATTACATACTGATTTTCAAGAATCGGAATCCCTATATAGCTAGGATTTTCTTGTTTAAACTTACGATCTACCTCAAATGATTTTTTAGCATTGATGTTTTCAAGATTCAACTCAATTTCATTAACTTCTTGCCCTTCCCACTTTACGGGTTTTTTAAATTTATGTAACATATTATAAGTCCTTAAAAACCCAGACACTCAATCTGGGTATACAATTAAATACCAATTTTACTCATTGCCGCTTGAACAGCATCACTACCGCTTGAACGAATGGAGCCAGCAATACCAGATAATCCAAGATTATCTGCCACTTGAGACAATAGATTTTGCCCACCACCAACAATTGCCACAAAGTTAATTTTGTCGATTTCATCAATAACCACGCCGTTTTGCTTATATTGATAATAGGTACAATCCACATCAATTTTAGGACTGATTTTCTTGCCAACTTCCCACTTGCCACCTTCTTTAGTTAATACACTGCCTGTCATAGTTACTACAATTGGTACATTTGTGCGAGTATTACCATCAAATACTTCTAGATTACCATAAGCTGATAAGCTCACAACTCCACTGGCCGGAAGAATTAAAAATATTGTGCTGGGGTTTAAAAACTCAATTGGCACTTTAATCGCTTTAAAATGACCAGATGCTGGGGCTTCGTATTCTCCTGCGATTCCGGCAGCCGAAATAGTCTCCGTCATAGCTTCAAGTTTTGGCAACTCAATCGAAACAGTTGCATAATCCGGCTTACCACTTGAGTAGAGCCGGAAATTGGTTAATTTTTCAGGTACAGACATATTTACTCCTATGCCGAAATATTAGATAGTAAGCTGGTGTCAAATTCTAGCGTAAAGATAATGTCTTCTGCCGGAATAGGTCCTGCCAGTTTCAAGCGAAATTTAATCTTACCCGCGATGAGATCAGTTAATGGATTCTCAGCTTTGTTAAATTCAACTGAGCCGCCAAGCAACACACCACGCGCGGATAAACCATTCAGCCAAATATTGATAGACTTCACAACATCATCAATTAGTGGGCGATTAGTTGGATCATCAACTTTTTTCCAATAGGTAAGGATTAACGTATTACCAATCCAGTTAAATAAATTGCGCTGTTGGCTAAACACTTTCACTGGATCAGTTGACGCCGGAAATGCGCCAGTGCGATTACCCCACGCCGTCCACTCGATAAAATTCAATGCAGTGATAATACCGTTATCATTGAGATAATTCGCTTGGCGTTGCTCCAGATTAACTTGCTGACTATTAATATAATAACTATCCATCTGTAAGGTTTTATTTGAGCTTGACACATGCGGCGAATTATTAAGTCCAGCAACTCGATGGGTTAAGCAAGCGAACTGCGTGCTAAGACGATAACGTTTGCTACCTAACCCGACGCTACCAAGACAAACATCTTCGTATTGCGAAGTGTAGTTACTTTGCACTTTTTTGGCTGGCGCAGCAGCGTAATTATTAAGCGCACTATCATCAAGATCAACGATGGCAGCAGCTCCAAATAACCCATTAACTTTATTAGCTTTGGCTTTCATCACCGCTTCAACTTCGCTTTTTTTAGAATATTCAGGACAAAGTATCTGCATAATCACTTTACGCGTCTGCGGAAATACCTGATCCACTAACCATAATCCACTGTACTCACCCGTTGCAGTGCTATATCCACCGATAATGTCGTCGTTTGTTACTTTGCTAACATCTAGTCGGTTAAATGTAATATGTAGCGTATCAGTGGATTTAATCAATCCATCAGCAATAATACTGATTTTACATAAACCCGCATCAGTAAATTCAAGGCTATAATCCGCATCCAAAGTCATTGTTTCAGATTCAACTTGGATGACCACCGTAGATAAGATAATTCCTTTTGCCACCAGAGTCGCCTGATTATTGACTATAACCGCGGATTCATTCACGGCGGTATAGTGTTTGTTTGGATCAAGCACATTAACTAAGACAATCGGCGCGGAATTCATCAAGCTAAATTCACAATCAATTACTTCTGAAAGTGTATAATCAGCAAAATTATCCGATTTACCAAAATAGCGAATCGCTTCGTCATAGGTGTTACACAATTTAATCTTGTTGACATTGTTAGTATCAGCTAAGTTAATCGGTGCAGTACCAACCGCAAAAATAAGATTGATATCAGTACTGACAGGTGCTAACAGCTTAGTATCGGCGACGTTAAAACTAACTCCATGAGCCATAATTTATACTCCAAAAAATTTAATTTATTACAAAATCAGGAACTGGTTGCGGTAAGTTCCAATCGGTTTCTACTCCAGCAAAATACTGAGGATGTGGCTGATCATTATATAACCTGATTTTTATCGGATACTCCAGCCTGAATTTACCAGCTACCACAGGCTTTTTGGTGAAATACTCCTCCAATTTTTCAGCCACATTCAGCACATTACTTATACCGATAACCGGATTGTCATTTAACATTCCGATAACAAATGTAATTCGTGCAATTTTACCTTTTTCAGAAAATAGCTCGTCCGTGCTAGTATCGTCGAATTGAACTACAATCGCGGGCAAATCTGGCACTGGCTGACTATCTGGTGCTAATCCATTTACTTGTTTTGGCGGTTGCTTTTTAAACGGCAAGCGATAGGGATAAACTTTTAAACCATCAACTTTAATAACATTATCAACTGTACATAGCTCAAGCTCTGTCACCAGTGAATTAATCAATTCGCTAATCATTTTCTGATACCTATTCCTGCGTTTAAGCGCACAACTTCATGTTCTAGACGCTTGAAGAAATAATCAGTTGCTTTAGTTTGAACATTTTCAGATACTAAAGCGTTTTGCGCCATTTGCGGCACAGCCGGACCATAATACTGCATCAGTGGATAACTAGCTTTGGTAGTTCTACCAAATACACCCATATAGCCTCTTTTTGTTTTTTGTACAAATGCCCCACGGATTACTTTTTTAGCTCCATTTTTTTCAACACTAACACCAAGCGGTTTAATTTTGCTCTTTTTACCAGGGGTTTTCGCCGCAATTCGCTTGGAACTAAGATCAAAATTGATTAATGGAATCGGCGAACCAGATACTAATACCCCACCTGTTAGCGTTGTAGTGTATGATTTTTTCAGCTCAACAGCTTTACGCACTACGTTTTGCTTGATGTTGTAGTTAGCGATTACTTCATCAACAACGGATTGGCGCATATGCTGCAAACTCCGGTTGATTGCTTGATTAATTGCCCGCGGTGCGTGTTGTTCAATATTTTTAAGTCCCGCAAGCACTGAGTTAAGTGCAACTGCATCAATATTTATCATCATATTAACCACCTACAAATGTCTGATTAACTTCACAGTTAACACACCAGCAATGTTTTTAGCTTCGAAAATTTCCCACTCCTGCGTATCGACCTCAATCACTCCACCAGCAACCAAATCAAATTCCAGATCACTAGCTTTTAGGGTCAACTCGGCTTTTTTTACACTAACCGAATTATCAAAATCGGTTAACTGCGTGCCATCGCTCCACTTTTCGCTGCTGATTTCATTAACAATACTTACAACGTCACTGCCAGCAACATTGTGAGTTTCAGCGAATTCATCGAGATTAAAAAATACGCTGCAATCCAGCGCTATTTGTTCAGCAAGATTCATCTTATTTTTTGCCTGATTTTTTGGCTTCAGTATCGTCCGCTTGAGCTTCTAAATTTTGCGTAGCATCCACTAAATCAGCAATACCCATACCAACCAGACGATTGGCATCATTAGCTTCAATTTCGACTACCTCACCCGAATAATGCAAGCTGCCATTGTGCTGAATAGTTCCCGATAATTTAATCTTCACTAGATTAGATTGTTTATCATTCATGATTTTTAACTTTCAATAAAAAAGCGGTATTAATACCGCCCAGATTAACACACGTACATTGTGATGAATGAATCGACGATATTAATCACCGGCAAGCAACGACTAACAATGTCCAAACCTTTGGTATTACTCCGTAAATCAACAAACTCACGCGGTACGTATTGTTCTGCGACAGTGACAAATTGTTCGGATTTATCCAAATAAGTCACAGCGCCATACATCATTGAGAATGCTTTACTAATATCGCTACCAATTGGTAATTCAATAACAGCATTATCCGGCACAACCTGCATACTAACGCCAGTTACTGGATCAATCGTCCAACCATCATAAATAAATAGATCAAGATTGGCTTCGTTAATCCGTCCAAGATAGGTAATATCTTCATTCACAATACGTGGTGTCATTTGTCCAAAGCTATAAGCTGGATTGTTATACCAAAATTTATCTTTGATATTTGGATTGGATCTAAATGCTTTCCACGCGTCAATTCCCATAAATGCGATTCCTGGAGCAATACCAGAGCGTTCCATTATCTTACGACGATTTTCAACTAACTTCATAATCGGGTCACTCGATGAATTGGTCCATAAGTCCGTGCCAGATAATGTAACAATGCAATCTGCTGACATACCATAATCAATATTGAGCGATGTATCTTCATCATAATTGGCAATTGAATTAACTTTACCGGTTAATAACAAATGACGAATCATATGTTCTTGACGGCGCTTAATCGTGTCCAAGATATCTTTCATATCTTGCGCTTGCACCAGCTGCGCGCGTTGTGCTGGAGTAAGTCCACCGCTAAAAATTGGTTCACCGGCAACACGTTTTGCTACTGTTTCGGGCGTAATTGAACGACTAAATCCAACTTTAGCCGGAATGATTTTATCCGTACTATATGGATCACGTGCCAATTCGCGGGTCTTACCATACGGTGAAACCAATGGCGCAATTTTACGACCGCCTTTTACTGTATCGAAGTAAACCTCATCAGTATTACTGACGTTTTTTTGATTAAACGGAAAGAAAGTATCAACTAAAAAGCTGTCAATTGGCTTTAAAATTTGAATTTCTTGCAATAACGTACCCGTGCGGGTCATGTCAAAAGTTGGCATAATTTTATCCTTAAATTTAAAAAAGCCCCTATAAAGCAGGGATATATGAGTTTAGTTAATTACAAAACTTGTTTAAAATAAATTCCAAGCTTGCGCGCATTGATTTTATGCTCGATATTGCTGCAATTGTCCGCTGGATTTTCCCAAATAACTTTGTTTGGATCAAATGTGCCCTCAACATAAACCAAGCCAGATACGGCAGACGAACCAACCGTCACATCTTGCGTGGCTATTGCAAAGATAATTTCGCTACCATCAGTTTTACTACTATCGCAAAATACTAACTGATTGTTTAATACCGCCAAAGCGTGACCACGTTTGATTGTTTGATTTGGCGCAAGTGGAAAATATTCAGTTACTACGTCCTTAAAATCATCTAACACTAAACTATCTGCTTTAGTGGTATCAATCGTTATTGTTCTTGGCATGTTTATTCCTTTTTAAATTATTTAACTAAATGAGCTATCGACTGGAATAGCTCCACTTCTGTTTTATCTGGCGTTTTTGCATTTGGCTGTTCAATACCAGCGTGAGCATTAGTAATTCCAATACCAGTAACATCATTTACGCCACTTGCCTTAACTTCATCAGTATAGCTTTGCTGACGCTGTAAAATTTTAGTCTTGTTGGCTTTGGCTAACGCAATTGCAAAATCACCCGCCGACATGAATGTCTCATATTTAGCC